CTACCGCAAACGCGACAAGCATGGTTTAAGCGGGTGGGAAACACAATACCACGAAAACAGTATCAACATTAACCTGTGCAAAAACAAGCGGACAGCACGCACACTAGACATGTGCTACTATTTGGACCCCACCGCAGGACACATCCACACCTACTACGAAGAACTCGTACCCGACAATGGCTGACCTCGGAACCATCAACGGATTCACCCAACTATTCCGGGGTGGACGCATAGCGAAAGACACCCCCGGTGACCCCGCAGGATTCCGCCCATGGGCCGACCCCACCGGAGAAGGGTACCGTGAAGCAACCGGGCCAGCATTCAAAGCCGCCGTCAAAGACCACCTAGGGGACCGCGACACACCCATAGGGGTGTACCCCCTCATTGAGTACCAGAAGCCGTCAGAAGGGCTACAAACGGCTCTCAGGACATGGGGCGCGTACTGGGGGTGCATAGATTGGGATGTTGGAGACACCGATTCGCTCATCCACGCCCGCAACGTACAAGAAACCCTCCACCAGTTGGCTGTCACCTCATGGATAGAACGCTCCCGATCCAAAGGCTACCACCTGTGGGTTTTCTACACTGAACCAGTAGCGGCACGCATCGTTCGTGAAGGACTGATAGGTGCCTGCAAAATAGTGGATGCACCCATCACTGAAGTAAACCCGAAACAAATAGAACTAGCGGGCAAAGGGTGGGGCAACGGTGTGCGCCTCCCATACCCGAAAGGTGCAGCCGAAGGCCGCAACACAGTGGTTACATTCCCGCCCGGGTCACCCAGCGAAGACCTACCAGTCACCGAGTTTGTTGTCTCCGCCCTCCACGCGCGCACCACACCGGAAGAGTGGCAACCAATCCACGACCTGTACCAGCCGCCCCCACCCCCGGCACCACGCCGCACATACGCGACCCGTGACTCCGGTCACCTCGGCGGGTTAGCGGGTGCGATCCGACGCAACGGGCCACGCCCCACACGGGAAAAGCCCGGCGGTGACCGCTCCATCACACTGTTCAGTTTGGCGTGCGCTATGGTTAAACAAGGCTACCCGCGAGGTGACATTGAAATGGAACTGATCTCAGCAGACAGCGACTGGGGTGGAAAATTTGAGAACCGCCGCGATGGCCGCGACCGTCTATGCGAAATGGTGACCGCCGCAGAGAAAGTTTCCCACGGATGAAACCATACACAATCATCGTCAACCGCAGACCCAAGGTTAAAGCCCGGCCACGTCACGCCAAAAACGGGCGCGTGTTCACACCCAAAGCGACGCTGCAAGAAGAAGATCATGTGGCCGCGTCATGGATGATGCAAGGCGGCGAAATCACTGACGAACCCGTCGAAGTGATCCTCGCATACAGCCCCGATCACACAGTCATCACCGTCATGCCGTCACCACACAACTCTAAAACGTTGCGCGGGGATTTAGACAACTACGTGAAACTCACGTTGGATGCTTTGAATGGGGTAGCGTGGGTGGATGACCGGCAAGTCGTTCGCATCGTGGCAGCCAAAATGGATTCCCCGGAATGATTGAAGTCCCCATCACGACAGACATGGCGGACGCCGCGTTACTGATGGCTGAAGAAATGGGTCACCTAAACAACTCTATTCGTGAAGGTGAAGGAAACATTTACGGATTCCTCGGGGAACTAATCTTCATGGAAATCGCTGGCGGGTTCCACCGCAACACATACGACTGGGATGTTGTCTTCCCCGACGGCACCACTATAGACGTGAAAAGCAAATGCGTCACCACACCACCGAAACCGTACTACGAATGCTCAGTCGCATCAATAGGCGCTAAACAAGACTGCGACTACTATGCGTTCGTTAGAGTCCACAAAGATTTAACAACCGGATGGTACCTTGGCGCAATGCTGAAAGAAGACTTCCTCAACAACGCCCGGTTCCTACAAGCAGGAATACCAGACGGAGACAACGGATGGTCCCCGACAATAGACTGCTACAATGTTAAGATAAGTGACCTTGAACACGCTGACGGCGGATTCCCCCGCCACCACTACGAATGAAAGACAACGAACCCCACGGTCGCACCAAAGGCTACGTTAAATGCTGGAACTGCAACGGCTGGATAGGCAAAGGCCTGCTAGACGAAGACAACTACGGCAACGAATGCCCCCTATGTAACGCCACCGGGTTGATTGACTAAACATTAATTCGTGAAACATTTGTAACACACCGCAACCAAACGGTAAAAACAAATCAACAGTTTGGTTAGGTAACGTGTGGCAAAACAGCAAGAATGGTCCGAAGACACCACCGCGTCATGGTGGGAAAACGCGCGCCACGGCCAAGCGTTAAACCTCAACCGCGCAATGACAGAACTCGAAAGCCTCGTCGCGTTAGCACCCGGCCAACAACCCAGAACACCATCACTGGCAGAAACACACCGGCTCCGTGAAGTAGTCGCCGAAACAATCGCCGCCCTCCCCGAAGACGACGAATGGATTTTCAACGCCCTAACCGTAGCAGGACTATCCCTCCGGTTCGTTGGCAGCATCATCGGTGTACCCAAAACGACACTAGCGCGACGACGCGACGCCATCTTTAAACAACTCATGCAAGAATTGGAAACCCACCCCGAGGTACAGCAATGGTTAAAGAACCGCACCACATGAACCAAGGGACCGCAGACCGACGCAGCATGAGAGAACGCATGGGTACCCCCGGCCCCTACACGTGGCAAAGCGCAGCGTTACGCGCCGCAGTCGTCACCGACGGGCACCACCAACACCGTGACCCATCACCACGCACCGCCATCCAAGACCTACGCGCCTACCTGAACTGGATGACCACCTCACAAGACAGCACATGGCTCGCATGGGCTGGGCTAGCGGAACGAAACATTCACGCAGCCATAGACCACGGTGTCAAATCGTGGACCACTGGTAAAGGGCGCCCACGGGCGAAACAACTAATCGGATCCCTAGCGGAAAAACATTACGGCGGCGGGCACGAAAGTATTACACGCTCCGGTTTAACCGGGTTACTGGTGTGCTGCCATAAACAAGTAGCCCGCATGGAGAACCTGACTGGACGGTACAACACTGACCCTGCACCGTTGGCGGCCACATTCAAAAACCTTGCAGGTTACACCATTGTCGGAGTCATGCTGGATTTCGACACGTTCACGTTACCCCTCGGGGGGAAAATCAGTGACACAGGATTCCAGCAAACCCATGACACCTGACACCCACGTCCCGAATGCCCGCTGGGCACCCTCACTACCATCCATGCCTTCAAAGTAGGTGCCTAGCAGCATGTCGATGTCGTCTTCCTCAAACATGAGGAGCACACCGACACGGCCATCGGCAGTAACTTTAGCGTGGGTGCCGTCATCCGTGTCGAACAGGTTTAACGTTGACTCAAAGTTGGCGTAGATTTCCTGAGAAATCATCCAACCCTCGTTGGCTAAAAAACTTTGCCACTTCTGGTCAACGTCAAACCCGTCGGCCACAACTAACCCACAACCCGTTCCTGCGTGTACGTCTTCACAACACTGAGTGCCGCAGCCACACCAGCCACCACGGCAGTCTTTGCTGAAGCCAAATCGCTTATAACAAACACGGCTAAAAAGGCTTGCGCGAAAGTCCACGCTGCCCGCTCCAAAATGTTTCTCACTTCTTCTTCCCCTTGTTAGACCGTTTAGAATAATCGTACGCAATGGCTGACGCCTGATCCCGAGGGTAACCCTCAGAAATCAACTTACCAATATTGTGCCCGATAGTAGCCTGATCCTTGCCCCTCTTCAAAGGCACGGCTAGTACCTCGGGCGACGCGGCTTCTTCTTGGCAGCCATCCTCAATCCCACAAGGTCTTGCGGGCACCAGCCTTCGACGGTGACCCGACATGACCAATACCGTTACCCCGCTTGACGCTGGTAACCAAAACCTGTTCGGCGGTTACCTTCTTCGGTGTTGAACCATCCCTGTGCATGACCCCTACTTCCCGAAGGGGCGGCCGCCGTGAGCGGCGTTCCCCAAATTGGTTGAACGCAGATACGACGCGGCTTTCTTAGCCTTCTGCGACATATCCCACATGTTGAACGACGACGTAGAATCATACGGCTGATCATCCTGCGACCCAAACGTATCCTCAAACGTCTCGTAACCTTTACCCTTTGGCATAATGTTTCCTTACTGTAAGAACAAGGCACCGAACGTGTCACCGTTCACCACCCCGTCAACTTTCAGAAATCCCTGCGACCCCTGAAATGCTTTAACCGCCGCCTTAGTGCGGCGACCGAAGATCCCATCAACAACACCAGCATCAAACCCACGGTCATTCAACCGGGACTGCACCAGCCTGACCGGCACACCACGCGCCCCCCGCTTCAACGGGGCCTTCTCCACCTGCACGCGAAGATCCTTAAAGTACTGGATGATCGCGTCCCAATCAACCATCGAAGGCTCCTTAACGGTCCCCATACCGCCCTCAACCCAATCCCCCAACCAGTCACCCGGACACGTCGTAGACCCCTTACGGCGATGCGTTTCC